GTACCACCGCCTCCGCCTCCGCCTTTTCCACCACCACCACCAGAACCTATAACTTTACTCATACTTCCACCTGTGCAGTCTCAATACCAGCCGATATAACTACCGATCCAGTTAATACCTGCCCATAGACAACAGGAACAGCAACACCAGCACGACTTGTATTTTGTATGCCACTAAAATTAAAAGATAAACGAGGATCTTGTTCTTGTTCTGAAATCTTAGGAACAGGAGTTAGCATATCGGCAATGCCTGATAAGGCCAAATAACCTCCCATATAAACCATACTTTTAGTCAATAAACCGACATTAGCTAAACTTCCAGCTTTTATTCCCTCCATTAAACTTAAAGCACCTTCAGCACCCCCTATTGGCATGAAAAATGCACCTCCTATTAATGCTGCTCCTAATAATATTTTACCTAAACCTCTACCACCAGCACCTCCAACAACAGGAATAATTTTTATATCTTCCTGCCCATTAGGATAATGCAATTCCTTTTCTCCTATCTCCCAATTATCGACTGCAACCTTATAGTATCTGTCGGCCATATGAGCTTCTAACTTAGGAAAATTAACAATTAAAAATCTTATTGCCTGTGCAGCACTATGTACTTCAGCTTCTAAAGTCTTTTGACCTAGAAACTTTGCTAGTTCTCCGTATAGCTTAATTTTACGCAGCATAACGAATCCTCTTACCTGTGCATTTTAGCAACCATTCGTCTAATAAATCACGACTTGATAATCTATTTTGCAAATGATGTAAAACAGTTTGTTCCCCTAAGTAAACACCAATATGATTTAATCCGCTACTACTAATTGACATTAATAACAGATCACCCTTCTCTAAATCTTCTTCTTCTGTTAATTCTCTAAAACCCGTTTTTGCAAAACAATCAACGAACATAGGGTTTTTAACAAAATCTTCTGGATCGTTTGGCCTAATCCAATCTATAAGTTCTATTCCTAATTCTTTTTTATACCAATCTCTGCATAAACTCCAACAATCAGTCACACCCCAAACCCATTGCCTACCAATCAAAGGTGCTTCATAGCCACAAGGTTCACAATAACCCCATTCTTTTAAATTAGGTTGAACAATCCACCATTTAATACCAGATTTTTCGCAAGCAATCTTATCTGCTTCACTAGGTTTTGGACTAGTAACAGGATGACTATGAACAACAGCAGTTATTTCTCCTTGATCTTCAGCATTAGCCCAATCCATAGGATCTAAAATAAATTGATCTTTAGGATCTACAGCTAAGTTTTTGCAGGGGAAATACTTTTCTTTGCCTTTAATAACGACTAAAAGACCACAGGATTCTCTAGGGTCTTCTTTTATTGCGTGTTCAAGTGCTTTATCTTGCCACATTATGAAAAGAACGTACCAACACCAGGGAAATCCGCTGGTAATACTTGTCTTTTAGGTAGTCGAACACCTTGCAAATCAAAACTAGCAGCAAGTTCAAATTCAATAATATCTCTATTTTCTGTTGATTTTCGATCAATATAATAAACCTCATTAGGAAATGTAGCTGTAGGATCAGGTGTCCCATGAGGGTTATCACTAGATTCTTGACTTATAAGACTATCATTTTCTTGTAAAATTGCACTATCATCTTCTAATAAAATATCTCCAATATCGAAATTTATATGGTCTATATATCTTTCTAAGGTTCTAATCCTTGTAACTTTTGCTCCTTCTAAACCTTGAGGTAAAGTTAAAAGTATTGTTGTAAAAGTTCCTAAAATATTAGAGATTCTTAATTTTGGTCTAGGAAGTTGCTTGCCATTAAACTCAAACCCAGTAGCTTCTATTGGCATCCTTGTATATTCAACACTATCAAATATAAGATTGCCATTATTGTTTTCACTTACACCATTATGAAAGTAGTAAGTTGTATTTGCACCATGAATTGTGGTGTCTAGTTGTAGTTGAAATAATTCAACAATATTACTAGGATTTATCTTCTGTAGTTCTGATACAGGAGTAGCCATTAGGGTTCAAAAACTTGTTGAAACGTCATGTTTAATGTTGCTCTATTTTTATAGGGTATTGTCTTTGTCCATCTAGGGCATATCCATTTATATTGTGTACTACTGCCAGGCGGAGTCCAGTCAAAAGAAGCTCCATCATCTGCCCTAGCTTCAAGAAATGTTTCTATAGTATCTGAATCTGTTTCTGAAACATTAAAAGTCAAAGACCAAACATAAGGTTTTGTATTTAATCCAAACTTTATTCTGTGTTGGTAACCATCATTAAATTGAGCAATATTTACTCTTGGTGCTATAGTCTTACGAGTCTGATAGCTTGGATTGATAGAAGGGAAAGTAGCCATTATGAAAGTAAACCTCCTGGTCTTTTTTCTTTAATAAGTTCTGATTGAACAACTGCCCCTATTAATCTACCTAATTCTTCACCATTTGCTTCATTTCCTTCAACAGATGTACCAGAAGCATCTACATTTACTACTACAGTTGTCCCACCAAGTGCATGATTTGGTGTAATCATTCCTGATGAAGTCGGACTAAATAATTCTGGGCCACGTTCTCCTACTAAATAACTACCGCCTCTTTTAACTGGGCCACCAGATGCTTTTGGTTCGAAAACTGTTTCTACAAACCCTCCACCTGCAATAGTGGCAGCATCCGTACGAGACATCCCGAAATCGTCCATTATACCTCTTGTTTGGGGAGATATAAATGCGTTAGCAAAGCTACCTAATAACATCCGTGAAAACTGATTTGCCATTAATCTTGCAACAGTGTCCAAGAAATAATCTGCAATACGATTTAACATATTTCTAAACGCATCAGCAACAGTCATTGTTCCTTTAATTATTCCTTTAAATGATTCTTCAAATGAATTAGACATTATATCTGATAAATTTATAACCATATATATTGGATCTGTTAATTTTTTAATTTCATCTTGTAAATCTTTAATCTTGTCAGTAACAGCAGTAAATTGTAACGTACCTGACAATCCAAATTCACCTTGAGACTGTCTAAGTAAATCTAATAACTCTCTCGCTTCTATCATTCCTTGCTTGTAATTCTCTAAAAGTGTTAAATTATCTTTATCGAATTGTTCCTGTAGCTGTTCTGCTCTAATATCACCATAATCTGTTATTTCCATTTGCCCTAACATTCTCATTATTAACAACCCTGGAGTATTTGCTCTAAATTGATCAAAAGCAGTTACTGCTTTTACTCTTGCTATAGCTGCATCTTGTTCTGCTTTTGCCTTTGCTTTTACTAAAGCCAATTCAACAACAGCAGCATCAACAGATTGATTTTGTATAAGAAGATCTTTTGCAGCTTGATTACCAATTTCTTTTCTAGCATTAAAAATTTCTTGTGCTAATTGTGCTGATCTATTTAAACCAGCAAACCTATCTGCTCCTGCACCATCAGTTCCAAATATCATCGCCATTGATTTAGCTATATCACCAGAACCAAATTCTTTAAAAGCTCCTAAAACACCAAAAACCTCTTCTTTGGTAATATTTAAAGATTTTGCAAGGCTATTAATCTCTTTTGCCGTAATAGCAGTAGAACTACCAGTTACACCCATCCTTTGATTTAACTCTACCAATGATTTATTAAACTTCTCAGCTTTATCAATAGCACTACCTATTGCAGTACCAAGTATTGACAAGGCAAAACCAAATTGACCACCTATAGCTCCACCTGCTGCACCACCAATTCCACCACCAATCGCTGCTGCACCTGTCTGTCCAAATAATAAAGGAAACGCACCACCAATAATCGCACTACTAGCAGTGCCGCTTAATCTAGCTGACATTCCTTTTGTTACACTTGCTTTCGCAGTTGCAGCTTTAGCACGGGCTAATCTTAATTCTGCTGCAATTTCATTTCTTATTTGTTGAATATTTTGTTTGTTAATTTGTAAACCTTTTCTTCTTAACCTTTCAATTACTTTAAAATCTGTTTTTTGTTTTCTATATGCTCTACTTAATCTTTCTTCTTTATCAATTACATCACTAATAGCTCGAAAATATCTTTCTGTGCCTAAAGCAACTTTATTTAAGTTACCCCTCGCCTGACCTAATACTTTATTTAAAGTATTAAAAGAATTAGGTAATGTTTTACTTTGTTTATTAGCTAATTTATTAAGAGTATTTATTTCTCTTGTTAAAGCAGTAGTTTCTTTGCGAGCAGCCTTGAGTTCTTTAGCACCAGCAACAGCAATTTTAATATCAACGCTATAATCAGCCACTTTTAAAAACTAAGACATTTATCTCATTCTACCTCTTTTACCTTTTAAAGCACTACCTCTTTGTGCTTCTTGTTGTTGTTTTTCAAAATCTTCATGCTCAATTTCAGCATAAGCAGCCCAACCTATCATCTCTTCTACAGTTAAAGTCTCTGATAATTCAGCAACAGTTTTACCTAATTCTTTTGCTAATGAAAATATAAATTTCCAATCATTACTAGCTTTTCAAATCGGCTTTAGCCTCTTTTACCTCCTTATTTTGACCAGCTTCTATCATTGCTAATTGGATTTCTTGCAAAACATTTGCTTCTACCTCTCTTCTTAATGAAGCCTTATCTCCATCTTGAAAAAGTCTTCCGCCATCCTTGTCTAAAGCTTTTTCAATCATAAGAGCTAATGCAAAATCGTTTGGATCATTATTGTCTGATTTTTTTGTTATAGATTCTCTTTCTGCAATAGTTAATGGATGCCAATATACAGTTAAAATAACTTCTTTATTTTTTTTAACATCGTGCTTATAAAGTTGAGAAACTCCAAACTTGTTTCTTAAAAGGTCAACGGCTCTAGTCATAAATAATATAATGCTATTCTATTATACTACGCATTTGCAGAAAATTGACAAGATATTACACCAACAAAATGACTTCTATCCTCTATTTCTAACATAGTTGGGCCATTTATATCTTGAACTCTAGGTTTAACACTAAAAGTATCTGAATATCCTGGAGCGTTTACTGAAGTCAAACCATCTATAACAGATTCACTAATAGCAGATAAAACAGAAGTACCCTTTGACTTTGGAACATAAACATTACATTGAACAACTCCAGAATAAAAGTCTGTAGCTGCACCTTGATTTTGTAATGTAACTTGAGTGTAGTTAATCATCATTACTACATATTTTTTAGTTTTTCCTGGAGTTACAAAAGTTACGTTGTCATATACAACAGAAACAGTATTATCTGCTGCCACAACTGCATCTGTTACTGCTTTTTCAAAAGCTGCTCTTGTCTTTACTAAAGTCATTTTGTATAAGTTGAAGGATCTTTGAGATTAAATTCTCCGTATTGAACATTATCTCTTGTTGTACCAAAACCACTTGAAATGTCTTTTGCTAAGAATAATTTACCTTTTTTCTCTTTCATATTTTTGCTAATAATATCTTTCATTCTCCCTTGAATAAAGTTTTGAATTTTACCTCCTTCTAAAGCATAGGCAGCATATTTAGCTCTATTACCAATAAATACAGGTCTTTTAATATTATATGCTTTATTTACAGGATACCTAATTCTAATCAATGGATTTGCTGGTGGTTCTTGTTTTTGATAAGGAGGGCCAGCTTTTTTTCTCGTAAAATAATCTATACTACGTTCTCTTTTTATTGCTGCCCATTCTGAATTATCTTCTACTGATTCTGTGGCAGGAATAGCCTTTGTATCAACTTTCCAGCTAGAAGCAAAAAATCCTGTCCAGACAGGACTATGTGTTTTTGTAGATAAACTTTTGTGCATTTTATCAATTACTTTATTAAAATCTTGATTTAGTTGATCTTCAAGAATACCAAAAGGGTCGCTTTTTTGTAGTGGTTTTCTTTTAGCCATTAGAACCTCACCAAAATTGTATAAAGATAGACCTGTCCACCTTTTTTTGTGTCAAGATCATAAATTTGTGCAGTTACATTAGATCCTGCGTAACTTAAAGTAATTTCATCATCAAAATCTACTTGATTATCTCCTATCAAATCAGGAGTAATATATAATTTAGCTCTTCTTATTTCTTTTCCTTCGTCTTCTTCGGATTGTATAAATTCTATTGGAACATTAATACTGTAACTCGTATCAGTTGTTGTATATACACCTGTGCTTGTGTTATAGCTACCAGATGTTTTCTTCGTATAGGTAATCGAAGTATCAAGTGCAGATCCAAGAGTTGAGACAACACTTTTAGCTGCGTTTTTGAATAGTGAATCTAATTGACCTGCCATTACCCTCTAACTACCCTCATTTGAAAACTACCTGCTCCACCTAGCATATACGCTCCAAGATAACTTTGTAACCACGGGTAGACATCTAAAATATTATTAACAGAACCAGTTCCCTGACTATCAGTATTATATTTAACTTGAATATCTCCTAACTTAACTTCAGAAAAATTACCATCTTTACCTGTAGTACCAGTAATAGCATCAGTATCATTTGCCAAAGCTCTAGCTAATTCATATTGTGCATACTTAATACCGTTAGGAATTTTAGAACAAGCTAGTTCAACACCATCTACCTGATAATTATTTCTTGGAAATTTTAATGCCTGATCTTCATC